TATAATCTTTATTTAACAATAAAGAAAATACAAAGATATGTTAAATTTCTAGGGATATATAAATTGAAAACAATTTATAAAAAGTAAGAGGATTTTGGAGTTAGGAGGTATATGATAGAAGAAATAGAAAAAGCAATAGCGCTACTAGATAATATAGATGTATATATAAATGAATTACCAGAGTTGAAATCTAGTAATGATTTAGCTATAAGTGATTTGTATCATTATATAAAAAACAATACTATGAATTCTAAAAGTTGTTATCGAATAGTAAAGGAACTTAAAGAAAAATTAATCGAAAGAAGAAAAATAAAAAATGAAGAGGAAATTTTAAGAACCTACGCTAATCAGAAAAATAAACTATCAGGAATAGATAATAGGAAAATGATCCTTGCAGAAATTCATAAAACACAAAAAAGATTAAATCAACCTTATAAGAATAGAATTTACAACGAAGAAGAATTAAAAGAAAAGTTGGAGGGCTAGTTATGACAATAAAAGAAGCTAATAATCAAATAAATAAAATAGATAATGAAATAGAGTATTATTTAAAGAAAAAAGAGCTAGAAATGTCTAAAATGATGCCACAGGCTACTAAATATGACAAAACTTTAGTTGATGGTGGAAAAAGAGAAGATAAATATGCTAAATATGTTATCAAAAATGAATTATTAGATAAAGAATTGGACAAGCTGTTTAAAGAAAAACTTTTACTTGAAAACTTTATCGAAAAGGAATTGTTAAGATTAGGTAAATATGATGAAGTAGTACAATTGATAGTTTATTATAAAGAACAATGCTTAGAAAAATTTACTTGGCAACAAATATCTTTAAAAGTTCATTACTCAGTTATACAATGTAAAAGAATTTATAAAAAATGGAAATGTCAAAGAGCTATAAATGATGATACGATATGATACGTTTTCTTTGATACAATTGGTATAGTGAGAGAATACCTAATAACTAGGTATTTTTTCGTGGAAAGGGTAAAAAGAGATGATAATCAAGTACAAGTTTGAAAACTTAAATAAAATAATAAATTCATCTAGAAGTAACCCTTATTACGCCAATACGATAAAACAAAAAGAAACTAACATAGTAGCTTTACTATTTAAAGGCAAAAAGGTTAACACATTCCCATTAACTATTGTATTTAAGTGGCATATAAAGTCTAAAATAGCAGATTTAGATAATTGTATACCTAAGTCTATATTAGATGGAATGGTAAAAGCAGGTACTATACCAAATGATAACGTAAAATATATTCAAAAAATAGTACACGAGTATATTGAAGATAAAGAAGACTACGTAGAAATAGAATTTTATTCAAACAATCAAAAATCTAAAATGTGTATGAAAAATATATGCAATGGATGTAAATATGAAACAAGATGTGAAGAAAAGACTTTATAGGTAGCTTAGAGTAGATAATATCATAACCTGTTCTATGAGGTTGACTATATAAATCAGTAGAACATTGGGAAAATATAGTTCTTATCTATTCTATGGTGCTTATAAATACTAGTAGTCTATAAATGTGTTCCAGAATGGAGTAAATCAAGAAATTGATGTAGAAATCATCTTTATAGACAATAAGCACTGCTAGTAGGCAGCATATTGAGTAAATATATCTATTATAGCAGTCTTAATTAAGCCTTTAGCCGACTAGGATTAGATTAAGTTACTATTAACTAAACCCCTGATTAAGACAAAACACCGATATGAAAAATGGTAGGCTATTTCGGGACAGTCCTTTAGGAAACTATATGAGTGATTGTATATTTACTTAATATGGTGTCTATAAGGCACTAACAGGAGTTATAATTAGCTCTCTTGTTCAATTGTGTAAAAGTAGCCGTCAACTACACACAACACTATCTTAGTAGGTAGTGATACTGAATAATAAAGGAACGCAATTAGACGTATTCTAATTAAAGGTAACTCAGACGAATATATTTTATTGAACTCGAGATAACAATAAAAACAATTCTAGGCAGAGAAGTGACGAAAGATTTTATTATTTAGTATCAGTACTTATTAGGGTACTAGGTTTGATATGTAAAGTTAGAAGTGGTAAGACACTGAAAAATCTATCTTGCAAGTACTACATATCAATTCATATGCTATTTGGTATATGCTCACTAACTTTAGTAGTTAGTGTCTAGTGATATACATATATGTTGAGAAAATGGTTCGCAAGTTAAGGTAAAAAGACTTTAATCACCAACTCTAAATCTTTGCAAAGAGCATATATGTTAGATACGTGTATCTTATTCTTGATTAAAGGGAGATATATCATTAGACAGTATCTATTAAAGATACAAATTAGAACTAATATAGTTCTTTTTTTATACGAGGAGGAGAAAATGATAAGATCAGAAGTTATAAAAGATTTCAATGATAAACAGAATAAACTAAAACCGGTTTTGAAAGGTAATATTTTTGTATGTAATGAAGAAAGATATAGAGAATTAAAGTCTAAAGGTTTTTTAGGAAAGATAATAAAAGATAAAAAAGAAGATAAGGAAGATTAACTATGGCAAAAAGCAAGATTAATGAATGGCTACAAGAAGATAAGTTAATCTTGCTAGAGGGTTGGGCAAGAGATGGCTTAACTGAAGAACAGATAGCAAAAAATATAGGAATAAATAGGTCGACATTGTGGGATTGGAAAAAGAAAGAATCCGACATATCCAACGCCTTAAAAAAGGGAAAAGAAGTTATTGATTTCGAAGTTGAGAATGCATTATTAAAAAAAGCTTTAGGGTATACTAAAACTCTTAATAAACAAAAGGTAACTAATCTCGGTGAAGTAATTAATTATAAAGAAGAAATGTATATTTCTCCTGATACTACTGCTATGATTTTTTGGTTAAAAAATAGAAAACCTAGTGTATGGCGAGAAAAAATACTTGATACAGAAAACAAAGAGGCAATCAATAATGCTAATGAAATATTGGTTAAAATAAGGAAGGTAGCCGGTGAACGAAAAGGTAATTGAATTAAGTGAAAAACAAGCAGACTACATAAATAATGCAAATCATCGTTGGAATGGTAAAGTTGGAGCTACACAGTGTGGTAAAACATATGTAGATACATTATATGTTATTCCTGATAGAATTACAGAACGAATAGGCAAAAAAGGGCTTAATTTTATTGTTGGTGTTTCAAAAGAAACAATACAAAGAAATGTTATAGAACCATTACAAGAAATATATACAAGTGATGTCGTTACTGATATCTCAAGTGATAACACTTGCAAGATATTCGGTGAAAAGGTTTATTGTATAGGTGCTGATAATGTAGGAAGAGTAAGAAAGTTTAGAGGCCCTAGAGTTAAATACTTATATATAGATGAAGCCTATGACATCAATAAAGAAGTATTTGAATTGTTGAAATCTCGTTTGTCATTCGAATATAGTTGTTGTGATTTTGCCGGTAATCCTCAAGATCCTAATCATTGGTTTGAAAAGTTTATAAATAGTGATATAGATATATATTTGCAGAGATATGCAATATTTGATAATCCTTTTTTACCTGAAACATATGTAGAACAGTTATGTAAAGAGTATCAAGGGACTGTTTATTATAACCGCTACATTTTAGGTCAAGCTTGTAATGCAGAAGGAATTATATTTAAACCTATAGCAAACGATGAAACTAGATATATTACAAATGAAATAATAAACGGTATGATAGTTATAGGTATTGACTGGGGAGGCAATACTTCATCACATTCAATAACTGCCACAAAAATAGCGCGAGATTACTCTAAAATACAAGTTTTATCAAGTGATAAATTAAAAGCTACAGGAACCAATACAAAGGTTCTTTTTTCTTGGATAAATGATTTTATTCAAAAGATAGAAGACAAATATGGTCATCCACAAGGAATATTCTGTGATAGCGCTGAACAAGTGTTAAACAATTCTTTGAAGTCGGAACTCAAGTTTAATATTCCTATTATAGATAGCATTAAAACAAAGATTAAAGACAGAATAGAAGCAATAATAAGATTACTAAATAGTGATAGGATATCTTTTGTTGAAAACGACACTAAAACTTGTATAGAGGCTTTAAAAGCGGCTTTATACGATGAAAAAAGCAAAGATGAAAGATGGATAGATGACGGCGAAACTTCAGACATTGATAGTTTGGATAGCTTTGTTTATTCATGGGAAAAATGGATGAATTCAATTATGAGAAAGAAGGTAAGCTATGAATAATAAGATAATAGAATATTTACGTTCAAAAAATTATAATCCTTATGATGGATTTTATTCAAGAATAAATAGTTGGATAGATTTATGGAAAGGAAAAACCGATTTTCATAAATATAAAATAGTTTATGACGGTGTTTCATATGACAGAGAAATGTATTCTTTAGGAATGCCTAAGAGAATAGCTGAAGATTGGGCTAGCATTTGTTGGAGCGAGAAAGACCAAATTACATCAACTAAAAAAAATAAAAAATATTTAGAAGAACAATTATTAAAACTAAAATTTAACAAAAATCTTTCTACAGGTATAGAAAAAAGTGCATACTCTGGAACTTGTGCTTGTATTAATCGTGTTAAAAATGCAAAATTAGTAAACGGCCAATTAACGACAGATAAATTTACAGAATATGATCAAGTATGGGTGAATGCAAGCCAAATTATACCACTAAGAGTAGAACATGGAAAAATAGTTGATTGTGCATTTGGAAGTGAAATAAGAGAAGAAAACAAGAAAATTTGTTACATTGAAATACACGAATTAGTCAAGAAAAAAGACAAAAATGGTGATGAATTTAAAACGTATAGAATTAAAAACATATACATTGACGAAAACGGAAAAGAATTTCAAAAGGATAATGTGTTGAAAGAATATTATACCAATTCTAAGATTCCATTATTCAGCATACTAATTCCTCCGACGGATAATCCTGTGAAAGAAGCTAATGGTCTAGGGTTTTCAATGTATGGCAATGCAATAGACCAAATATATGCGGCTGATATAGCCTTTCACAATTTTGTTATGGATTTTAAACTTGGTGGTAAAAAAATATTTTATAATAAAAAACTTACTCAACAAGATGAAAAAGGAAGAGTTATTTATCCTGATGATATAAGCAAACAACAATTTCAAATTGTTGGTGATCCAATTGAAAATATAAATGAAGATAGTTTAATAAAGGAATATAACCCTGATATAAGAGTTGAAGAAAATAAAAATGGTATTCAGTTCTTCTTGGATTTGTTAAGTTTCAAGTGTGGTTTGGGCACAAAATATTATCAATTTAATAATAATGGTAGTGTTGTGACCGCAACTCAATATTTGGGAGAGAGAACGGATTTAACAATAAATGCTCGTAAATATCGTGAAAACGTAGATGAATTTGTAGAAAATATATGTAAAGGAATATTGTTGCTAGGACGTTTGCTTTTTAAAAAGGATGTCAATGAAAATGATAAGATAGAAGTAATTAGTACAGATGGTTTTTTAATAAGTGAAGAAGATTTAAAACAACAGTATTTAGAAGAGATATCGGCTGGCTTAAGGCAACCGTGGGAATATAGAGTTAAATTTTTTGGTGAAGATATAGAAACTGCTAAAGCTATGTTAGATGGTGGAGATGTCAAGATAAATGATGAGGAATAACATATGCTCACACCTGATAATATTGATAAATTAACTAATAATAAAATAGTTAATGAATATGAGAAGTTAAATCAAAAATTAACTAATGAAATAATCGCTTTAATAATTTCAAGTGACT